CTCCAATATTGTATCAAAGAATGATGGTACCCGTGAGCGTCTACAGGCCACGTTAAAGAAAGCATTGGATGCTATTCGCAAGAGTGGCGATCCAAAGTTCATTGAAAAGGCCAAGGATCAAATGGAACAGCTCAAGAAATTGGGCGGAGATTCCATTTCACCATCGGAAGGACTTATTATCCAACACAACGGTCATCTCTATAAGTTGACCGGTTCGTTTGCACCCGTCAATCAAATTGTGGGCACATACACCTATCAATTGAATCCGGAAAAACCGAAAACATCATCGCCAGAAACGCCGGATCTGCAAACGCCAAAGGAGCCGGACAATCCACCAGACAAGAAGCGTATGGATATTATGAACCGAAAGGTTAAGAATCCAGAAACGAATCGTGAAATTCTGGTACGGACTGCGTTGGGCTACGAGGAAGAACATCCGGCACATAAGGCAGCACTAAAACTGTTGCAAAAAACCGAAACGTTGAGTGAAGGTGGCCATGCAGTAGATACCTCTAGCAAGATTCCCAATCAGTTTGCGCTCTCAACGGCCAATAATGCCGCGCGCGCATTAGGCCTTGATGGTGTAGAACGTGCATTGGTAGGTAGTACACACAAACCATTGATGAATGATTTGGATGTTGCCACAGATCGTAATGCTATTCGCCAAGCTATCGGATACACAGGAACGGACAAAAAGGAATTCTTTACGCATCTCCAATCGTATCTACAACAAAAAGGATTGGAAGTAACAATGTCACCCGGATTTGAACAATTCAGTGTGGCCGTACCATTGGTTGATGAACAGGGACAGCCGCAAGCCGGCGTCGGCGAAGATGGTCAACCTACTGGTCAGCCGGGGCAGGTTCAAGTAGATTTTATGATGGGCAATCTTCCGTGGATGAAGAAATATTTGACCAATGGAGACACATCAGAAGTAAGTTCTACATACCGAAATATACTTGTTGCTGATGCGTTGAGTAAGATAGTCTTTGATTCCAAGGATAAACCGGGTGTTAAATGGAAGTATCAAATCAATACCAGAGATGGAGTTGAGAAGATTACATATACAGAAAAGCCCAACGGTAAGAAAGACGTATTAGATAAGCAAACCGTATCTTCGAATCCCGATGATTTGGCTAAGATTCTATTTGGACCGAAGGCGACGTTTGCCGATATGAATACCTTTGAAAAACTCAACCAGAAAATGCAATCTTCAGATTTTCAGTATTCACAGTATCTTCCTCAAATTTATAAGACGTTCACCGACAGCATCACTCGTATGAAGAAAGAAATGCCGAAGGGCATTCCACAAACCAGTGATCCTGCCGATGTTCAGCAACAGAAGGTCGCTTCAAAATCAGAACCATCACACGACATTGATCCGTCTATCTTGAATGCCAAAATCAAGAATCCAGAAACCAAGAATGACATTTTGGTGAAGACAGCCTTGAAGTATGATGATTCACACCCAGTAAAGAAGGCCGCTGTCAAGTTCATTCAATCGAAACGAGGTTCCAAGTGAAGATAGATCCAGCAAAGCTCGCAGATATCAAAGGTTCGGTCGGCGCTAAAATTAAGAAGTGGGAAAGTCGAATCGTTGTTGGTGGGGATATCAAGCCACATTACGCCGATAAGAAGGATGGCGATGAATGGACGGATTCTAATGGCAAACAGTGGATAAAGAAGAACGGTATTGCACAGTCCATTAGTAAGACCGCCCAGTTCCGTGTACCGTTGTGGTGTCCGAAATGTCAAAAGACGATGTCTCACAAGTTTGATACTAAATGCTACAACATGCATGGGTTCTGTTACAATTGTACGATGGCGTGGCACACAAAGATGCGGCTTGATGGAACGTATGATGCATGGGAACGAGCTTACATGCGCCGAGAAGAAAAAGCCTATCTGATTGACATGATTAAGGAACGTGAGGAATATATTCGCACCTTCCGAACGCCCCAAGCACACTATTCGGATGGTCGTTGGGATGAATTGGCCCCGATGAAAACATTTGAACCAGCACTTCAACAAGTTCGACAGGATATAGAAGATTGTAAGACACGGATTCAAATGATTGAAAATGAAGAAGCCAACGAGGCTACATTACAGGAGAGTACCAATGACCAGCCCAACACCACCAACACCGCCAACATCACAGGCTAAAGTAGATATACCAATCACCATTAAGCCAAATGTTAGTTCTGGCTCATTGGTAAGTGTTATTTTGGTAGCTATTCTATTGATTGCCGGTGCATATATTTGGGCATCAGTCAGTAAGGCAGATGCGATGAAAGAATACACAAAAAAGTGGAACGAATATCAAACGACCGTCGTTGTACCGGCACTAAAGAGATCAACGAAGGATTCAATCCTTGCCGACAGTGCTCTAAAAGTTGCTAATCATGCTCATGTGATTGCAGCACAACAATCAGTTCGTATCCAGATATTAAAGGATAGCACCGCAACCTTAGATCAACATAATAGGAATTTAGCGGCCGCATTGGGTACATTGCCGGATACTGGTACTATCAATTTATTGGTACATGGACTTCAAGCCGAAGTCGTAGTTCAAAAAACGACGATAGATTCGCTGAGTTCATTAGATTCTACAAATAAGGTGGAAATTAAGTCACTTCGATTCAGCAATATAAAGATTGCCGCAGACCGAGATTCACTGAAGAAAGTGATTATTGATTGGCCAGTACCACCACCAGCCAAGAAGATATTAGGGTTTCTTCCACAGTTGTCGCCAAAGCAAGCTGCCATTGGGTCTGCAATAATTGGCGTGATTACAGGCTACAAACTACACAGGTAATTTATGACCGCTCCAACGCAGCAAAAGGTAAATCTCAAAGACTTGATTCGCAGTGAGTACGTCAAGTGTGCAATGGATCCCGCGTACTTCATGAAGAAGTATTGTATGATTCAGCATCCAACGCGTACACGTATGTTGTTTGATCTTTATCCATATCAAGAAGAATCGCTCAAGACATTCCATGATCAACAGTATACCATCGTATTAAAGGGCCGTCAGATTGGTCTATCCACGGTGGTGTCCATGTATGGATTGTGGATGATGTTATTTCAGCGAGACAAAAACGTAGTAGTTATCGCTACAAAACAGGAAACAGCCAAAAATATCATCACGAAAGTACGATTTGCATTTGATAATCTTCCAATTTGGCTCCAAGTTCCTGTTACGGAAAATAACAAATTGAGTCTTCGATTCAAGAATGGTTCACAGATTAAGGCCTCCTCCTCATCAGGTGACGCGGGTCGTTCTGAAGCTGTATCATTACTAGTGCTTGACGAAGCCGCATTCATTCGTAATGCCGAGGAAATCTGGACCGCCGCACAGGCTACATTGGCTACCGGTGGTAAAGGTATTCTTATTTCCACGCCAAATGGTATTGGTAACTTCTTCTATTCCAAATATATTGAAGCTGAAGAATATAAGGGTCGTCAACGAGAAGGGGCGTTCTATCCAGTAAAATTGGATTGGAGTAAGCATCCAGATCGTGATCAAGAGTGGCGTGATAAGCAAGATACCATTCTAGGACCACAGAAAGCTCGTCAAGAATATGACGCTGAGTTCTTGGGTTCTGGTAATACCGTTATTGATGGTGACTTGATTGAGTTCTATCGTCAAGCCTATGTCAAGGAACCAGAAATCAAACGTGGACCCGGCGGTGACATTTGGGTATGGGAACAACCCGATTACTCAAAGTCGTATATTGTATCGGCCGACGTAGCTCGTGGAGAAGACTCGGAGTTTGGAGACTATTCTACGTTTCATGTTCTTGAAGCTGAATCGTGTGTACAAGTTGCTGAGTATCGTGGTCGTATTCCCACTACTGATTTTGGACACATGCTGTGTGGTATTGCCTCTGAGTACAATGATGCACTTCTTATCATTGAAAATGCATCGGTGGGTTGGGCTACCATTCAGACGGTTATCAATCGTGGATATAAGAATTTGTTCTATATGACCGAGGATATGAAATACTTAGATCCGAATGCCAAGTTCAGCAATAAGTTGTATCATCGTGAAAAGGGTGCTATTGCTGGATTTACCACATCCACCCGCACTCGTCCGCTCATTATTTCCAAACTTGACCAATATATGCGAGATAGAACTGTTACAATTCGTTCTCGCCGTACGATTGATGAAATGTTAACGTTCATTTGGGAGAATGGAAAGGCTCAGGCCGTGGAAAAATATAATGACGACCTAATTATGGCGTTATCTATCGGTCTATGGGTTCGTGATACCGCACTTCAACTACACCAAACTAACATGAATCAAACACGATTCACGTTAGATAATATGGCGCGGGTCAATCAATATGATGGTGTCTATGTAGCCGGAAATAATATGCCCGATCCATACAAGATACCTATGGGCAACGGCGAACAGGAGGATATCAGGTGGCTACTTTAGATTAAGTATGTGTTAAGTTGTTGAATAGTATACTTATAGATGTACCCCTTGGAGTATATCTATGAAAAATATAAGCGGAATTTATCGTATTGTCTGTGTGGCCAACGGAAATTACTACTATGGTTCTTCGAAGAACCTAAGAATTCGTTGGGGATCTCACAAACGTCAGTTGAGAACCGGTAAACATCGCAATATTTGGATGCAACAAACATGGAACAAATATGGAGAAGATAAGTTTCATATAGAACTCATCGAAACAGTTTCGGTGGATAAACTTTTAGAAACCGAAGCCAGATATCTTGAAGAACATGTGGGTACTCCACACTGCATGAATATATTGATCGGTGCATATGCGCCGACGCGGGATAAGAGAATCGGTATATGTTCTACTGAAAAGAAACTAAAAATCAGTAATACCTTACTGGGTCACAAAGTTTCCGATGAAACGCGAAAAAAGATTGGCGATGCATGCCGAGGAAAAATACTAGGACCCAGAACAGAACAA